CTGATATATCATAAGAGTCGCAACCAAACGCCCCCATGTGTTCATTACCAGGATATTTAATACCATTTTTAAGTACCACTCTATTTTGTAATTGTTGAGGTGGAACCCAACTCACTTTAAAACGTCCTTTTGGATCTGGATAAAAAATCACTTGTGAATCTTTAACTCCATTAACCCATTGAAAATTACCAGTTGTAATCCCAAGAGTCCTAGACATCTCTTCGTTATAATCTATTTGTTCGTATATTTTTACTAAATTAAATATACTATTTTTTGTTTCATCCCTAAACGCGTGCTCTTCAGTTCTAGGGAATTGGCGGTAAAATTCATTTAAAGCGTCTTGATCATCTTTTAAACCATCAGCTTCGTTTTGCCAATTATCTATTACACCTACGTCAATTAATTCACCATCTGGTGCGAATACGTCTGTGTCAGGAGTATTAAATACTGGAAGTCCGTACTCGTCAATAAATCCTTCGTAGTTCCATTCCATTGGGATAAACAAAGAGTAGAGACCAGACTTAGTCTGACCGTTTCTATTTCTTTTCGTGACATCTGAAGCTCTGTATAATTTTTTAAAATTTTCTCCACCTTTATCTAATGCATTTGAAGTCGAGCCCATCATGCACTTACCTATGATTCTACTACCTAATCGTAAACACGTTTTGGTTACTCGCCAGTTATTTAATATATTATCGGGTCTTTCCCACTTACCACTTTCATCATGTACTAGTAAATTAAGTTTTTCACCATCATAACTATTATCACCAGTATTTTTCCAATCTATAGTTGTGTCTAGCCCTTCTAATTCTTCTAGTTTTTCGTTAGCTGTTATCTTTTTTCTAGTAAACTTACTTGCCGGTACTCTATATGCTAATTCTGTTTTAGGCCTATCCATACCATCTTGAATTGGTTTAAAAAAGAATGGATAGTTTATACTAATTGGCACTATTTTGTCAGTAAACATTTTTTTAGCATCTGCACCTGTTTTAGATAAAACACCATATCTACTATCACTTGAAATAGTAGCTAAATTAACTGTTTCTGCAGATGACATAAACGAAAAACCTGATCTTCTATTTTTTAGGTAGCACATACCATAACATCTTTTGTCTGCTTTACAAGCCTCCCAAAATATATAAAATAATCTATTTGCTTCTCTAAAATCAGGAGCACCAATATCAATTTTACTCCACTGTAAATACATGTAATGCGTACCTGTTATATAAGTTGGTTTATCTTTGTTCATAAACCAAAATCCTTCGTCTCTTCTTTTAAATTCCTCGTCTATATAATCATACCACTGATCTTTTTTTTCTTCAGGATAGTTTCTCCAATCAAATATACTTTTTAATCTATTTAATTCTTTTGGTTGTTCTAATTTTACCCATTTGTTTTTGGCGTGCACGTGCACTCTTTTCGGTTCCAACGGCAAGCCAATGCGCAAACCTTGGATTTCATAAACCTCTCCAATTTTACCAGTTTTTGAGATAACAATAATATCATGTTCTTTATCATATCCATATTTCCATTTTTTAGATTTATTAAGACGACTAATAGTCGTTTTTTTAATAGGTTGTACTATTTCAACTAAACTTTGCTCGTACATTACTTAGATCTACCTTCTGCGAATCCTTTAAAGACTTTTTCCTCTCTCTTTTCAGGTGTTTTTCCCTCGAGTAATTGTTCTTCTTCTTGAATTCTGTTAAGTATTTCAAATGCGTCAAATATAGCTAATTTTTTAGTAGCCGCGGCATTTTTTAATCTATCAGCAGATACATCATCTTCTGTATTAGTAATAATTTTTTCTTCTGCAACTTTAATTAATTCTTCAACTGCTTTTCGCCCAGCTTGGATTATACTCTTCTTCGTCTCCTTGATATTCATATTTTATTGTAATTAAATTTGATAAAACTCTATATAATCTTTCACCATCAATAATAAACTCATATTCACCACCTGGTTTAAAACCAACTAGATCACCAACTTTAACTGTACCATCTGAATATTTAACAATACCTTGTAGTGGTTTTTCAGATTCAGTATTAAATTGATCTATAGCTTTTAAAGGTTTAACAAAACAATAGCCTTTTGGGGTTGTCCATTTTTTATTTCTTTTATACAAGAAAATTTGATCTTGATTTATAAAATAAGTAGACTCATTAAAAAAACTTCTACTGTTTTTTTCAATACCTTTTACATTATGCCATCTGCGAAAAATATTATGATGTAATATAACTGTATCACCAGGTTTTATATCTGTATCACCAATTATTGGAGTTGATATAACAATAGCTTCTCTATTAACATATTGATGATTAAAAATCTCAGTGTTAAGTATTAATTCTGAATCCCCAACTTTTTTAGTATTGTTATATCTTTCTCCTTTTGGTTTTACAACAAAGTTGTAAACGCTTTTCATTAGTACTCAAGATTATATTCTATAGACACAGCCATATTCTTGTTAAAATCTTTCCAAGGTAATACATCTTTATTTTTTTTAATATAAATAGAATATTTATCATCTTCTTCTAATATATCGCAAATAGTATGTCCACCATAAACTTCTTGGCCAACAGCGTAGTGCATAGCATCGTTTTTATAATCTTTACCTATACTAATCTTTCTTATTAACTTCGCCATTTTCTTTTGGATAATTTATAGTACCATCTTGTATATTAACATCAAAACTACCATATTGTTTCTCGAACTCATCTTGTAATAGTTTTAGCTGATCTCTAAGACCCGCTATATTATGTAACATTATATGCTTACGAGTTTCTACAGAACCTATTTCTAATTGTGTTCTATTTATATCGTCTATAGTAGTTTGAAGTTTTTCTAACTGTTTATCAGTTATTTTTTCAGGTTTAATACCTTTTAATTCTTTTATTTTTCTACTTGTACCTTTTGTTTTACTTGTTGCCATTTTATTTAATTTAAATTAATTGTTTTTAAAATTTATATATATTCTCCGTGTCTTTTTAATAAATAACTATTTATTTTAGCTATATCTTGCGAAGCCATATTACTACTATTATCTGAAAATATTAAAAGCTCATATATTGTACCATCCATCCACCTATCACTACCAGTTCTAGTACCAATACAATCAATGGTTATAGCACCCTGATCGTAACCATCAGACCCAGAAGGATAACTACTTACCGCAACCGCGCCTCCATTTATAAATAAGTTTAGTTGAGCTGTTGTTCCAGATCCAGAATCAGCACCAGCGGTTCTTTGAAAATGATATAGAGCTTTAAAAGGTGTGGTTACGTCAAACAAAGTGTTGTTAGCGTATACTATTTTTTCAGCGGTATTATCATCAAAAGTAAACCTCAATTGCTTGTGAGTTTGTAGTTCTATAAAATCTTGACTACCACTATTACCAAAAAGTGTACTATTATTACCTTCTACTTTTAACACCGCAAACACATTAATAGAACCCTCTGCTCCTATACTAATATCATCTGTAAGATCATAATGATCAGTACTACCACTAAAGTGTAAACCACCGGTATCAAAAACAGCCATATCCGCAGCTGTTGATTGACTTATATTATTTTCATTACCACTAGAATCATTCCAAGTTTCAACTGATCCACCACTTGTCGTGTTAGATAATCCAGTATTATTTTTAAGCCACAATTGTAAGTTACTAACGTCAGTTGGTAGAAAAGTATCGTTAATGATATTAGGTGTTGTTCTTGTGGTTATAGTATTTCCTAGTCCTAACATTACGCTCTATCTCTATAATCAGGTCTTGGCGCCACATAAGCTATACAACTTCCACTGTGTAACTCTACGTAATCCCACATACCATATATAGTAATACCAGCTGGAAACGTAGTTCCACCACCATCTAACACAATAGGCTTAGCATCGTTATCACCCGCGTCTGTAGTGGCACCCCAATCAGTATCTAGAGTTCCAACATGAGTGCTATCTTCGCTTGATATAAAGTGAGTATCTGGAAAACCAGCTCCATCACCCGCGTTTAATACTCTTAAACCATCTCCTCCAAATTTAGTATCACTAATAAACGTTATAGCAGTAACGTAATATAAAGCATCATCAGTTTGTAAATTTAATATAGAACCATCACCGCTTAAAAATGTTGATCCCATTTGTCCAAAACCGTAAGAGACTTCTGTTGAATTAATTCCCATAATTTTATTTTTTTACTTTTTCAAATGATCTACCGCCAAAATAAGCACCGATCACTGTTATTAATACTAATTGAAGCAAGTCAACCCAAGTTGATTTTACTTCAAACTTTAGTGCACCAGCATCTATAAAAATTAATAGCATGGTGCATACTATTAAAAAAATCAAAACCATAGGTCTAACATTTTTACTTAACCATGAATCTGATTTTAAATCCGCCTCCCATCTACTTGTGATGTTTTTTTCCATCTCAACCTCATAATTGGCAATTATTTCTTTTATTTTTCTTTCTGCTTCAAGCTTTTCTTCTTTAGAAGTATGTAGATTGTCTATAACACCGCCTACGTTTTTTACTAAATCAGCAGCTCCTCCAGATAATAATTTTCCTAACATATTATTTAATTTTAATAACCCTCGCTACTACCGATTTGCCCTGTTGTTGGAGTTGTGGTTTGTTGTGTTCTAGGTGTTTGTTGCGTTTGGTTTTTTATTGCTTTGAGTTGTGCAGCTCGTTCTTCTTTATTTTTTTTAACTCTTTCTAATGCTTTGTTTACTTCAGCATGAGTTTTTCCAGCCATATAAACTGGTCTATTGTTAACTTTATGTATATGAGCTCCAGATATTCCGAATTTTCCACCCCACCTTAACGCCTCGCGTATAGTAGTGTAAACAGGTATATTATTTATTAATTTTATAAAACTCATATTTATTTCTTTGCAAATTTTTCTAAACCAGCTATTCCAAAACATCCTAATACAACTAGTACAAATGAATCATATACGAATTCATTTATAGCTAAATCTCTCCCTAACCAACCAGTTAATAAATCTAGTATCATAACCAAACACATTATAACAAAAGCTACGGCTCCTATAATAGATTTTTCATTCCAATCATTATTGTCTTTAAAGATATTCACTACTTTTTCTTTGTTTTACCTTTTTGCGTATAACCTCTTTTACCTTTTTTCTTTTTCTTGTATTTTCCTATTCCTGCCATAATTATCTATCTTTATCTTTAATCATATCATCTATAGCTTTATTATAAACTTTATCTGTATATGATTTATTATTGTAAAATACACTTCGTTCTGAAGTGGGCAAGTCTTCCTCGCCTAGTAGAATTCTATATATCCTACTTATCATTTGAGAGCATTTAAAAGAGGTTTTAAATACAGAGTACATAATAGTTGTTCTATTACGATGTCTCCAAGTATCTATCCAACCATCTCTTCTTAACCTCTCCCATCTGTTTTTATCCCATGAATAAGTGTAAACTCCATCCATAAAATCTTTTCGTGTAAATCTTCCTTTACAATCTAAATAAATTAATAATTCTAA